GATAGATTAAACAATTTTCTAAAAGAAAATAGTTGTGATACATTATATCTTGTTGGTGATATCATTGATGGTTGGAAAATACAACAAAACAAACTACATTGGAAACAAAGTCACTCTAATGTAATTCGTAGATTTTTAAACTATAGCAAAGATGGCAGTAAAGTAATCTATATTGCTGGTAATCATGATGAATTCTTACGCCCATTCATGCAATATAAACTTGCATTTGGTCGTATTGAAATTCATAATCAGTATGAGCATCTAGGTGTTGACGGTAAAAGATATCTAGTAACCCATGGTGATCTATTTGATGGAATTACTAGACTTGCACCTTGGCTAGCATTTTTAGGAGATAAAGCATATGACTTTATTTTATCGATTAATAGCAAATACAATTGGATACGCCATCGTTTTGGTTTTGGGTACTTTAGTCTTAGCAAATACCTTAAGCATAGAGTAAAGAAAGCTGTAGACTTTATCTTTCAATTCGAAAGAAATCTAGCAGAGTATTGTAAGAAGCGTGGATTCGATGGCGTTATCTGTGGGCACATACATCATGCAGAGATTAAAACAATAGATGGTATAATCTATATGAATGATGGTGACTGGGTTGAATCATTGACTGCATTAGTTGAACATGTAGATGGAAGATGGGAAATCTTAACATATACTAAAGGAGACTCAAATGTGGTTACTACTATTGATAGCGGTGCACTCGACGAATCCTAATGACATACCTGGTAGACTATCTTTAGAATTTGAAACAAAAGAATCATGTGAACATAGTTTAAGCACTTTAAAATATTGGTTAAAGTTTGACTCATTTAAGGTAGAAGGTAAATGCGTAAAAAAATTCTAATTGTCACAGACAATCTAAAGGATCAAATAAATGGGGTTGTCGCGACTTTTAAAAATATTGAAATATGCGCTGATTCTGATGGGTACGATTTTGTTTATATTGATCCCGGGCAGTTCTCTTATATTAATTGTCCTGGTTATGCTGAAGTTAAAATCGCTTGGCCTAGAGGAATCGGAAAAAGAATTGAAGAGATTAATCCAGATCACATTCACATTGCTACGGAAGGGCCCGTAGGTCTAGCAGCAAGAATTTGGTGCGACAGAAATGGATACTTTTATAATACAAGCTATCATACGAAGTTTCCAGAGTTTCTGAATACGATATATAAGATACCCACAAAATTAACATATCGTTATGTTAGATGGTTTCATAAACATTCTGGTAGAGTCTTAACTACCACAAATTCTATGGTTGATGAATTAAAGACAAGAGGCTTTAGATCTGATATAATCCCATGGACTAGAGGTGTAAATAGAGAACAGTTGAATCCAAGCGTAAGGCATCTGAAACAAATTATTCCAAAAGTTCTTTATGTTGGTAGAGTTTCAAAAGAGAAGAATCTAGATGATCTTTGCCAATATCAAAATGAATTTAATATTGTTATCGTTGGCGATGGACCATATAGAAAAGAATTAGAGAAGAGATATTCTAGAGTAGAATTTGTTGGATATAAGATTGGTGTCGAATTAGCTAATCATTATGCATCTGCAGATGTATTTTGTTTTCCAAGTAGAAACGATACATTTGGAATAGTAATGATTGAAGCAATGAGTCTTGGTACACCAGTTGCAGCATATGATGTTACTGGACCAAAAGATATTGTTGTAAATGGATTGAATGGATATGTTGGAACTAGTTTATACGAATGCATTGAAGGCTGTTTGTATTTAAATAGAGTTAAAGTACAAGAGTCTTCAAAGAAATGGACTTGGAAGAGTTGCTGGGATATTTTTAAAGATAACTTAATTAGAGCGAGATAAAATGTCAAAAATAAAAAACGTAATGTTGGGAAGAGATGAATTTAAACCATTCAATTATCCTTGGGCATATGACGCATGGCTAAAGCATGAGCAGTCGCATTGGTTGCATACCGAGGTTCCAATGGCAGAAGACGTAAAAGATTGGAAGAAGAAGCTAACAGAACAAGAAAAGTCATTTCTTACACATATATTTCGATTTTTCACGCAAGGCGACATTGACGTTGCTGGTGGTTATGTTGGAAATTATTTGCCATATTTTCCTCAACCAGAAGTAAGAATGATGTTGCTTGGCTTCGCTGCAAGAGAAGCATTACACGTTGCTGCATATTCGCATTTAATTGAAACACTAGGACTACCAGAAACAACTTATAGTGAGTTTCTAGAGTATCAACAAATGCGCGAGAAGCACGAATATCTTTTAGACATTTCATCAAAGAATGGAAACAAAGGATCTATTGCAAAGCACATTGCTGTGTTTTCTGCATTCACAGAAGGTATGCAATTGTTCTCTTCGTTTATTATGCTATTGAACTTTCCTAGACATGGAAAGATGAAAGGTATGGGACAGATCATTACATGGTCAATTGTTGATGAAACACAACACGCTGAGTCTATGATTAAATTGTTTAGAACTTACATTGAAGAAAACAGAGAAATTTGGGTTGATGAATTAAAATCAGAGATATATACTATCGCAGAGAAAATGGTTCAGCTAGAAGATAAGTTTATTGATTTAGCATTTAGTATGGGGTCGATGGAGAATCTATCTTCTGAAGACGTTAAAGAATATATTAGATACATTGCTGATCGTAGACTTATTTCACTTGGCATGAAAGGAATCTTTAAACGTAAAAAGAATCCTTTGCCATGGGTTGAAGAAATGATTAATGCACCGACACACACTAACTTTTTTGAAAACCGTGCTACCGACTATGCAAAGGGTGCATTGAGCGGTAAATGGGATGACGTATGGGGCAAAGCAGCATGATTACACTTGAAACACTTGTGACTTTAGCAAAAGAAATCGAAATGGAAGATCCAATCGATTGGGGAATGCTAACTATCAATGAAGAAGATGCATATCGTTTGATTGGTGCATCTATTCTAGAAAAATTCAATGAGCCATGGCAAATTGAAAATCAAGTAGCAATGCTTGCAACAATTACAAAATTAGTTGTAGAAAATTTTGTTCTAAACTTAAAAGTAATTAAGGAATAATATGGCATTTCTCGTAGCAAATCTTCCTCCAGTACATTGTTATGTTAGGAAAGAATTTCTTTATGACTTTGAAAAAGGATTTTTTGAATACGAGCCTTGCATTTGGGTTTCAATCAAATCAATTCGTGGACAAGCATTTCGTATAGAAGCATATCTTCCAAGATATGGTGCGCTATATGATAAGTTGCCTCTTCATGCATACGTTTCGCGAAATAAGAATTTAGATGCTAAGAAGTTTCTTCCTTTAGATTATCTTCAGATTTGGGATTGCTTTAGTCACGATATTACTGTGATTAAGAAATCATTTCTTTCAAATTTGACAGCAAAGTTTTACGCAAAGAACAAAGAGTGGCATAGTGGTGGATATCTATTCACGGTAGATAATGGTGCTCCAGATTCAAATATTTTAGATACTACATACGCAGAATGGCCCGAAGACCACAAGTCTTTTAATTTTATCGAACTAGATAATGTGCAATATGCAGCACAACCAAATAATCGTACAATATTTTTGGATGCAGCTTCGAATCCTAAAGAATTGAGTTTTCCAGACTTTAAAGTTTGCACTAAGAAATATATTGTCGAACAAAATTCAAAATGGGCTTTAGGTGATACCAACACAGTTACTTACGAATAGAGGGACACATATGTCAAATTTTATAGTTTTTTGCGAATCATGTGATACGGAATATAAGTTAGTTCCGATGGGAGATGAATTTAGAGATCCACCAACAGTATGTTCATTTTGTGGATCAGATTTAGATAAAAATAATGCTGTCGATAGTCAAGAAGAATTAGACTTTGATGAAGACGAAGAGGATTGGGAAAAACTAGTTGAAGAATCTTTTAAAGATAATTCTGAAGACTGGGAAGATAATTGATTGTTGCTGGAATCGACTATTCGATGACTTCTCCAGCATTGTGTGTTTACAATACAGAATCTGGAGAATTTTCATTTGATAATTGTACATTCTATTTTCTTACACAAAGTAAGAAGTATGAAATAGATTCAGAAAATATTCATGGAATGCTTTTTGAATACGACAACGAAATGCAGAGATATGATACAATCTCCAGTTATTTTCTTGATAGAATAATGGAGAATGAAGTTGACAAAGTGTACATGGAAGACTATTCTTTAGGATCAAAGGGTCGAGTGTTTCACATTGCAGAGAACACAGGAGTTTTAAAATATCGCATGTGGAGTTTCGGAATTCCATTTCAAACGATTCCGCCAACAGTCATTAAGAAATTTGCAAGCGGAAAAGGAAACGCTAACAAAGAGCGTATGCAAGAAGTGTTTGAAGAACATAATGAGGTGAAACTAAAACAACTATTTAATATGACCGATAAGCAATGGAATCCATCATCAGATTTAATAGATGCATACTACATATGTAAATATGGTTTGAATGATAACACACTACAATAAGGTACATTATGGAAGATGATAAGCCTGTTTCAATTTTTAATTTTAACGACAACAAAAAAGCCAGACAGCCAAAAGCAGTAGCGCAATTATATACATTCTATCTTACTGGTCAAATCACCAGTTCAGAAGATTATATCGAATGGTTCGAAACTATTCGAAATGCATCTCAGATGGACATTATCAAAATCCACATCAATTCTCAAGGCGGCGATCTGTTTACCGCAATTCAATTTTTGAGAGTTCTTGGAGAAACACAAGCACATGTGATTTGTTCCGTAGAAGGCGCTTGCATGTCTGCAGCAACTATGATATTCTTACCAGCAGATACACATGAAATCTCAGAACATTCCATGTTCATGTTTCACAATTACTCTGGTATCACTATGGGTAAGGGTGGTGAAATGTACGACAACATTACGCACGAACGTAAGTGGTCTGAAAAGATTTTACGCGGAGCATATGAGGGGTTCTTGACCGAAGAAGAAATCAAGTCCATATTGAACAACAAAGATATCTGGATGAGCGGTGAAGAAGTAATTAAACGATTGAAAGGTAAAAAGGCAGAGAAGTCTGCTAATAAAACTAAGGTGAAAAAAGATGACGTTAAACCAGAACCAGTTGCAGACAAACAACCTACAAACGACGGACCAGTCGCTCCAGCAACAAAGCGACCAGCAAAAAAGCCAAAGCAATCCTGAAAGTGTTTTTCTAGTGTCATCAGCAATTCATGCAAAGCATGGAGTCTATGACACAGAAACAAGATTCAAACAAACGATTGAAACTTGTAAATCAATTCGCGAAAGGTGTGATACTAAAATCATCATTCTTGATGGCGGATACAAAGATTTAACTTCCGAAGAAAAAGCTGAACTTGTAGATTACATTGACGAATTCTACACGTTTAGTGAAGAAGAGATTGTTAAACAGATTCAAAGCATTCCTAATCACGATATCGTAAAGAACATGATTGAACTAGTCATGTATGGATCATTTTACGATAGAGTTGCTGAAGAGGGTTGGCGAGAGAAATATAAACGAATCTTTAAAATGTCTGGTCGTTATACTTTGAATGATACTTTTAATTATCAAAAGCACATGGATGCTAAAGATAAGATTATCATTCGTGGTCCATTCACTAGTCAATTTAGTCCAGACACAACTGGTGGAGTGACTCTACAGTATATGTCACGGCTTTGGAGTTTTGATGCATTTCTATTGCCGTACATTCGGGACATTTATGTTGACATGTTTCAGCATATGAATGATCAGCTTGCGAAAAAAGGTTATATTGATATTGAGCATTTGCTATTCCATCATTTGGATCTGTCTCTAATTGAGAATATTGGTAAGCTAGGTCTTGATGGTAATATTGCACCCAATGGCGTGAGGATTTCAGATTGAACTACAAAATCTTTCAAATTTGTTTTGAGAAGGATCAAATCGAAAGAGTTGATCCTTTGTTTACTCCATTCGACAATACAGAGAATCTTCATCCTGAGTTGAGGGAATATCAATCATTTAAAAGAATTTACGAAGAAGGTCATGCTAAGGGACTAGATGCATTTGGTGTGTTTGGTCCAAGATGGCAAGAGAAGCTAAGGTTTAGTGCTGAAACAATTACTAATGCGATTGATAACAATCCTGGGTATCATGTTTACGTTTTCAATCATGCTAGAGTTGTGGATGCATTGACGCATAACGTGTGGGAGCATGGTGAAATCTTTCACAAAGGAATTCAGCGAGTGACTGAATCAGCATTGAAAGCTGCTGGCTATGACACAAAAGTTTTAAATGAAGTAATGGGAAGCAATGTTTGCTATTCAAGTTATTTTGTTGCTAAAAAAGTGTTCTGGCGCGATTACTTAGACTTTCTAGATGATATGAAATCCAGACTTGAAG